AATACCGAATCAGATTATAACGAAAAACAACACTTATATTATCCAAACCATAAAGAAATCCGTCCCCATGAAGGAATTGAAGAATTTAGGAAACGAATGCTCTCTGATGGAGCATATAATTTTCTTGAAGATCCTGATATACAAGAAAGAAAAGCAAAAAGATCAAGAGAAGGTGGAGCCAGACATATGGTTGACAAGCAACAACAATAATATTAATATCATTTTATATAGGAGTGAAATGAAATGGGATTACCAACAATCGCAGTACCACAATATACATTAACAGTACCATCATCAAAACAAGAAGTTAAGTTCAGGCCCTTTCTAGTAAAAGAAGAAAAAATACTTTTACTGGCTATGGAATCTGAAAAAACTGAAGAAATTATATTAGCTACTAAGACAATAATTGAAAATTGTGTCTATGGTGATATTAAAGCTGAAGATTTACCAACATTTGATATGGAATATATATTTTTACAACTCCGTGCAAAAGCAAAAGGAGAAATAATTGAACTACAATATAAATGTCCAAAATGTGAAAGTGAAATACCAGTAACCATTCCGATTGATGATATTAAAGTTATTGAAAAAGATGGCCATACAAATGATATTAAATTAACAGAAGATTTAGGTGTAATAATGAAATATCCTAATATGGCAATGCAAACAAAAATAACAAAAACTATAAAAGATAAACCAGAAATAGAAGGATTATTTGACACTATGATAGCTTGTATTGATTATATTTATGATAAAGAAACAACATATCCATCTAAAGACCATACAACACAAGAACTGTTAACTTTTCTGGAATCATTAACAGATGGTCAGTTTCAAAAATTATCAAAATTCTTTGAAACATCACCAACTCTTAAACATGATATAGAATTACATTGTAAAAACAAAAGTAAACTTTCTAAGGGTGAAAAGAAAAAAGAATGTGGTTATAAAGAAAAAATAACATTGGAGGGACTCAACTCTTTTTTCGCGTAGCCCTTTGTCAAGAGTCGTTAGCGAACATGATAACAGCAAACTTCAACATGATGCAACATCACAAATATTCGTTAACTGAATTAGACAATATGATTCCTTGGGAAAGGGAAGTTTATATAAGTTTATTAATTAAGTATGTACAGGAAGAAAATGAACGAATGAAACAAGAACAAAACAAGAGGTAACCAAATGTCGTTTTTAGGGACACCAGACACAATCTATCACAAACAGCCTGATACAAATCCTGCAAAGAAAGCAGAACCAGTAGCCACGGAAAAAACTTTACATGGTGTTCGTGCTGGTATATCCTTAATAAATAGTGATCTTACTTCTATAACTCACAAATTAGGAGAAAAGGGATTAATTTATCAAGTTCTTGAAGAAATAGCCGATATACTAAACCGCTCTTCAATAGCTCGCCATAGTGAAAGTCCCCTTGAACAATCTCTCAACGCAATAAAAGAACAAACAGTTTATTATAATGAAAAAACCATGAAGTGGCATGACTGGCATACCAATAAATTCGCACCGAAACAAAAAGAACTTGATACAGCTGCTATGCAAATTCGTAAAGGAGATAGTGCTGAAGATAGAATGGAAGCGAAGGCCGAGATAACTCCTGAAGATAATTATCTAAAACAGATAGCTGAAAATACCAAAGCACTTCTTGAAAAAGACTTTGGAGGGGGAGGAGAAAGTGCTGAAGATAGAATGGAATCAGAAGCTTGGGCAGAAAATCGAGCGAGAGATACAAAGGCATATAGAAAAACTATAAAAGGCAGATGGGATACTTTTCTAAAATGGGGTAAAGATAGTTTTCTAGGCAGAAACTGGAAATTAATTCTTGCTGCCTTCGCTCTTCTCTTTACTCCCTTTAAAGTTTTAAAACCACTCTGGGAATTGGTAAAGTCGGCATGGAACTTTACTAAAGAACATCCAATAGTTGCAGCTGTGCTAGGAATTGGTACTGCAATAGCACTTGCTCTTTTAGGACCTCTTGCCCTCCTTCTAGCACCCTTAAAACTTTTACGCGGTATATCGAGATTTTTTACAAAGCCTAAAGTTCCACGAACAACACCACTAACACGCACAACATCTACGCAAAGAACACCAGCACAACAAGCTGCTCGTAATGCTGAGGCTACCCGACTGAAAGGAATGACAAAAGCAGAAAGGCATGCTGAAAGGGCAAGCAAAAAAGCTCAAGAGCGAGCTGCTAAGAAAACAACTGAGACAGCAGGTAAGAAAGTGGCTGAGACAGCAGCTAAGAAAACAGCTGCAAAAACGGTTGCAAAAGGACTTGGAAAAGCTGCTCTGAGAAAACTTCCCTTTGGTGCTGGTCTACTTTTTGGTACAGCATTTGCTGTTCAAAGAGCAATGGCGGGTGATTGGACTGGTGCTGGAATGGAAATAGCATCTGGTGCCATGGCCGTTGTTCCTGGGCCAGGAACAGTTGGTTCAATTGCGATGGATGCTACTATAATGGCAAGAGATATGGGAGCCGGGCCATTTAAGGAAAAAGAAGGAGAAGAATTAGGCAAAACTCTTGAAGAAGAATATAAAGAAGGACAAAAAGAAGGAAAAAAAGCAAAAGTACTAACTAAAGATGCAAAGAAACAAGCCGAAATAGAAAAGAAAAAAACAAAAGCAACAGCAATACCTAAAAGTACAAAGAAAAAAGAAGGTGATTTCTCTCCTGCTGTTATGAAGTCACAACAAAATAAACCAGATGATATGAACTCATATAAAGGTGAAAAAGGAGTGTGGTCTTTAGTAGGTAATGATTGGATATTTTATTCTGACAGACAAGAGGATGATGTTGATACATCTGATATCACAACAAAAGCAACAACAACTAAAGATACAAAGAAAAAGTGGGATTGGAAGGATCCTTTTGGTTGGTCGAAATCTGATCCTAAATCTGATCCTAAATCTGATCCTAAAGATAATTATCTACAACAGATAGCTGAAAATACCAAAGCACTTCTTGAAAAAGACGTTGGGACAGTAACCATTTCGACTGATAAATCTTCTGATAAACAAACAAAAGCTGTCAAAACACCACCTAGAAGTACTTTTAAAACTAAGATACCAACAGCAACAGGTCTCATGCCAAATGAAGAAGGTTGGGATGATGATGATTGGGCAGATGATGAAATCAAACGAGATGACACAGCAAGAAAAAAACAAGGCAAACCATTTGGTCAAATTAAGTATCAAACTGGGGTAGATGTCGGAACAAAAGAAGAAAAAATACAAAAGACTGTCATAAAATATGTACAGCTCAAAGAGGAAAGATTTAAAAAGGCAAAAAGAAAATGGGTCAAAGAGAAAATTGCAAGAAAAGTTGCCAAACAACTTAGAGGACCCCAACGCGAACTAGTTTTAGAAGCATTAAAAGGTACACAACTTGAAGAGCAAATTAAGAAACTGCCAGGTGGACTTAAAGGTCCTGCTGATTTAAGTAAAGTTCCGGGTGCAAAAAAAATGCTAACTCCTTCTGGTGGATTAGATATGCAAAGTAAAGCTTTCATTGATCACATGGGAGCTAGGTCTGCTGAAAAACCTGCTGAAGAACTTGTACCAAAAGAAACACCAGCTGCAAAAATGGATACTATGAATCAAGTTCATACAGATAAGGCGACACTCGGAGCAACTCCCCAAGCATCGCCTGTAATTATTTCAAATGAAACAACTAATTCATCTGTACAATCAAACCCATTAACATATGTTAGTGGTGTTGCACCTACAAGAGGCAAACCAATACCAACAAGTCGTTGGGATCGCTTTGGTGGTTAATGCAACTCCACAATTACTCTTGTTCTGCTAACTTCTTGAAGTAATCCAAAGTATCATCAGTCTTTTCACCAGTAGCAACTGGATCATCTGTACTTTCTTCAATAGTACCAACAAACTCTTTCCCTTCATGCGCAATTACTGTATTGAATCGAGCTTCAAGTTCTGCATACTGCTTGAAGTTCTTTTCTGCAATAATATCATTTAATGAATGTTGTTGACCCCAAACTTCTTCCATCTTCTTTTCATCTTTATCCAACGGACACGGATCAGTAAACTCAGACTTGTCATAGTTTGGAAAACCATCTACTTGACGCATCTTGATTTTAAAGTTTGCACCTTCCCAAAAGTCAAAAGGATTTAGTGGTGTCTCATCCTGAAATTCTGGATTCATAACACCAGTAATCTTTTCAAAGATTTTCTTACCATAACGGAATAGAAAAACTTTACCTTCGTTTTCGGGATTCATACTATCTTCAACAACATAAATGTTTGAATAGTAGTTAAGTTTACGTCTGCGTTCTCTAGCTATGTTCTTATCTGAATCAATACCAGAGTTCCACAAAGCCGTATTTGCTTTTGAAACAGGATCATCTTTACCAAGAGTGGTTAAAGAGTTTTCGATATACCAACCACCGGGTCCTTTAAAACCATGTGTCCAAACACGAATCCAAGGTACATCTTCATCTTTTGCGGCAGGGAGAAAACGAATTACTGCATAACCATTACCAGACTTATCTCGTTCTAGTTTCCAGATTCGTTCATCTTCATAGGAAGGTTTTTCTGCGAGTTTCTCGACTTGTTTGGAAAGAGATTCCAAATTAGCCATACGATTCTTTTTCATTTCTTTAAAACTTGCCATAAGTATTACTCCTTATTACGTTATATTGTTATATTACTTAGTATCATCATATATCAGCTTCCTGATCTCACCATGAAATCATTACCCAACCCCTTAACCCAAATTGACCATCCGCTCCTTTCTTATATTGGAAGCTTTGCTGTCTTTTTCAACATATGAAGCTCTTGTGCTTCAACTTCTATTTTATCTTTAATGGATTGGTTCAACATCTTTGCCATTGCTTCTGGTTCAATCTCAGACTTCTCTGAGCAATGTAAAACTGCTTCCATATAAGACAAATATTTTTCTTTCACTAACTTTTCAATCGTTAAATTTATATTTATGGACATAACTAATTATTACATTCAATGTATTCAGGATTTTTAATCCATCTTCCTTTTTCATCTTTAATAAACATTGGAATTGAATCAGAAATAATTATAGGCACACTTTCTTCTTCTTTGCCTACAATATTAACAATTTTACCATCTTTCATTACGGTATCGCTCATTGTTATTTTCATCCTGGCCTCCCTTAGTAAACTGTTTTTACACTATCACATAAACGAAGCTTTTTTGCTTCTGTTGCACTCAACCAGACATCTTGTGCTGGTAACAAAAACTCTCTTATTTTCTTTTCATTCAAACCAGTACATTTTTTATAATGACTAATCATACGTTTAGTTGTTAATTCATATTCTTTAACTGTTGCAAACAATTCATGTTCTTTACCATAAGTCCCCCATGAAAACTGATGTGATAATACAGAAGTATTTGGAGTTAATATTCTATGTCCCTTTGCACCAGATATAAAAATCAATACGGCAGCTGATGCTACACAACCAAGTCCGACTGTACGAACTGGAATTGAACTCCCTTTCATTGTATCTATAAGAGCAAAAGCTGCTTGTAAATCACCACCTCCAGAATTAATTACTAACTGTAAATACTTTGGGTGTGGCCTCATTAAATTCTTTGATATAATAAATGATATTGCATCTTTACAACTGCTTTCTGATATTTCCTCCATCAAAAGATATATACCACATTCTTCGACTGACGGTTGGGTAACTTCTTTTTTTTCTTTTGACATCCACTTCCTCCTTATTCATTTAGATAATCTTTCCAAAATATGTGATCCCCAATCGTCATCACTTTAATCATTCTTCTATTCCAGTATGGATTAACATCAATCCTATGATAGTGTGTTGAACCATGTAAGAAATCTTCTATCTCCCAATGCTCTCCATATCTTGTGATACTAACACCTGGCTTCTGTAACATAGCTCTTGCAATTAACAAAGAAATCTTCCATGCTAATTGATCTTTTGGTCTATCTGACTTACCATCACAATACCAAGAAAACTGACACTTATGTTTTTTTATCCTACCATCACTATATCGGTTCGCTTGACGAATAACTTTACATATATTATTCGGAAATCGTCTACTATTTACACGATTTATTGTAACAAGTGCAACTGCAATCTGTCCTTTAGTGGATTGATCTCTAGCTTCAAAATAAATGTTTTGAGCCAGACATCTAACTTCATCTTGATAATCATAAGAATTTGGTTCATAAGTTACCCTATTAAAAGCAGCACATGATACCAAAACCAAACACATCAAAATAATTTTTTTCATAACATTACCAAAAATAAATAAAACCCCAAACAATACCACCCAATAATGTTAAATCTGCTATCACACACCAAACTATATAAATTTTAAACAGTATAGGTGCATATTTACTTGTTTGAATTTGGCGAAGGAGGTTCCGGATCATCTTGTCCTCCTTCAACTAAATGTTCTTTTGTCCATTTCATAATAATATTTATAAACAAAAAAAGGTGGGGGCCGAAGCCCCACACCACCGGGAATTTAATACTATACTACGCCCAAAACTTATTCAGTTTCTTGCGGATAGCATTAACTGTCTTTGCGCCACCAACAATGTCTGCGTTCTTAAACGCAACATTACCAGTTGCAGGGCTCGTATAAATCCGAACCCAACGAGGCAAATCTGTAAGCTCACACTCTGCGCGAGTCATCTTGCGAGCATACTTTCGGCCAATTCGTGGTTGACCGTGTTTTGTACTCATACCCATAAACATCTCCTTAAGAAGATTAACAAAAACATGATGAAGATACTACTACTCATTCATCATAACAAACATCTCATTATAACATAATGAGAATACAAATACAAGGAAAAAGGTGAGGGTTTCTGTTGCCAAGTACCCTCGGACTCCGACTGACTATGCAGCCATCGCTAATTCGTAATCGTTAGCGTTTAAAGTATGCATAATTGATAACGGAGCCATCATGCTTCTCCGTGCTGTCCTATAGTTTCCATCATCCTGTCGAAACTAGTTCGCCCCCCTTAATTTGGTAATTCATTATAGTAGGCCTTTAGAATTGGTGGAGGCGGCGGGATCTGCCCCCGCGTCCAGAAAAACTTTCACTCTAAGATTACACAGCAATTATAATATAAAAATTTGAAATATAAACATTGTTACAGCAAAAATACCAAACCCTATCAAAAAAATCCATAATATACTTTCTTTCATATCATCACACCACAAATTGTTCATACATTTCTTCTTTTGTACCATTATTCTTAATAATCAAATCAATATTCTCTGGTCTTAAACCACTCTCACTTGAATGTGTATTTTCTTCAATATCATCCTTATCTCTGACTATATTTATAACAATTCCACCCCTATTGCGTATCCAATAAGCTTCATTATCAAAACGAACATCAGTAATAACAACTGTCCAGCCAGGATGTTGTTTGACAAACATCTCAGCATTCTTAACCCAAATATTGACATCAATACCACGACCCACTTCAGTACCAAGTAACTGATAAATTTTTCTAGGAGACATTCCCCAAGGTTCAATTACTTTCTCTTTATTTTTTATCTGTTCATCAGATAAATTAAACATGATCTTTGCTCCCTCTTTAAGAGGTTTAGCAAAATAATAATGCAAACAACGATAACGATCACACAAATATTTACCAAGTGTATCTTTACCAACACCAGCTTTACCCGATATACCAATCAAACCTGGTTCACCATTTTTATTTGACAAGCCAAAAATTGGAAACATTAGTTTGATAATCCTTTCCAATGATCTGGCCCACGTTTAACTTCATACTTCCATTTATGATCTGGGTACTTACCAGTTTCTTTATCAATTACTGGTGTATAGCCTTCCATCTTATTCCGATATGCTTTTGCATCAGATTTCTTTTCAAAATATTCTTTTCCAACTTTAAACAAGCGTTTCATCTGTACTCCTTAGAATAAGGGTGTAATAACATAACCAATAATTAAATAAATACCAATACCTATAGCCAAGCCTTCTAACATATTAATCTCCTTTCACTACTTCATAATTAAATGTTCTTTTACTTAGAACCTCGGTCAAATCTTCATCTTTATATAAGACAGCTTTAACAACTTCTTGACTTGGAGGACCCGTTATTTTAAAATGAAATGGATAACCAGTCCCACCAATATTATAGATTTTATTCTTTTGAATATAATTATCTTTTAAATGCACATTAGGAAACACCTGTGATGATGAATCATTTATAATTCTTTTTGAATGGATAGTCAAATATCCAGACACATCAGACCGAACAAAGAAAACTGCTTCTTCACCAACTTCAAATTCTTTCTTATCTAATGCAAACTGAAATTTATACTCTTTAAATTTCTTGAATGTAACATCTAATGTATCTAATCGGCCAAACAAATCTTTCTTGAGTTTATGATTAAATCGTTTTGACAATGTAAACAAATCAACTTCAGCTTTAACAATTTCAAAATCATGTTCAATTTTAACATTATTTATCTTTACTTTACAAATACCTTTATCATCACTTGAAATTCGACTAACAAAATTATATGAATTACCATGAAACTTAATTGGTAAATTGCGTAAAGCTTGTTTATCATATGTAATCTTTACAACAAACGATTCAAGATTATCTATCTTTTCAACTTCAATATTATTAACAATTGCCTGTACTTTTTTCTTAAAATCAATTGCTGATGGTATATTAGATGATATTGAGGGAATTTCTGGAAATAAACTTACACTTTTATAAGTTCTCAATAAAGGCAATAACTTAGAACTCTCATTATATCCATTATAATAATGCACAAGAGATTTTAAAACTTCTCCGTTATCATGGAATGTATTAGCTTGTTCCATAGTCAAATCAATTGACGAAACAATAATATCAACCTGATCTTGAATCATTCTTAAAACATCTTTTCTCTTTACTACTGCAAAAGAATAATAAACTTTTTTTACAGGATCATACCAACCATCTTTTATTTGCACACCTTCTAAAAGAACATCTGTTTCAGTCTGAACAAACGATTCAACAAAAGATCCGTCATTACTATTATAATCTTTCATAACAGAAGCTAACTTAAAACGAATGGTCTTTGCTATCTCTGCTCTTGCTGACTCACTTGCTGATACTGTATTCTCTTTGGAAAAACCAACCCCGACTAAGTATTGAGAATGAGCATAGTGTTTATGTTCTCTGCCCAATACCCAACCGAGTGGTTTCGGAAAATTATCTAATTGTTTCTCTTTTTGAGAAATACCAAAATTCCCCACCTCTGATTCAGACATCTGCTGAATATCACTTATGGGCATTGTTGTGGCACAACCAGACAGCATTATCAAAAATAACATTATGTAATGCATGATAAAATCTCCAAATCAACAATATTAGTTTTTATCAGGAAAAAACTTACGTCCTTCTTCTATCTTATTAGATTCTTCTTCCATAAGTTTAAAACGATCAGCTGCACGGTTTTTAATAGCATCACGCACATTATCAGGTAGTTTTTTAAACTCTGGACTAGTTGAGATATTTCTTTTAACAGCATCATAATCTAAACGTGCCAAAGATAAAAACTCACGACGCTCTGGAATTTCAAAATGGTCTACGATTACAGCACCGCGAAGTGTTTGTGCTACTACAACTTTCATTGCCACCTCAGCATTTTGCTCTTCGCTAGAAGTATCAAAATTGCCCATTGTAGTATGACCTTGATAATCTTTAGTCAAAGAATTTACATACACTTCAAAAACTTTAGCAAGATCACCTCTGGCTCTATCATCAGCTACAGTTCGTTGTAAAGAATAATTCTGTATGCCAGTAGCTGAACCAACACCATAAAATGCTTTACCATCTTTATCAGTAAACGCACCACCACCGACATGAACCCATTTTGGAGCATTATACTCACTAAGTGCCTTTGGTTTTTCTGGTACTGTTGGAATCGTACCACATGCTCCCAACAGCAAAATTAAACTCACCATCATAAAATATTTCATAACTTCTCCTTTCAGAATTTTCTCGGATGACCATCACCATCTGATGATGAATTATTTTCATACCAAGAATCCATACCCGCATCCATATTAGAACAATCGAGTTTCATAGTAAAAACGCCAAAGCGATTTTCAATAATATTCGTATTACCACAATTATTGCAATAAACTTTATAATTATTTAACTTCTCACTTATTGCAACTGGAGCATCAAGTTTTTTTTGACATGATCGGCAATACATCATAACAGTATCATACATTTTTGGTTCTAATTTATAAGGACAATCTGAATCGCTCATAATTGTGCCTCTTAATTATGCTCCATTAATCATTAATATACTACTATTATATCAAATAATAGCCTATAATACAAGGAAAAACATAACCTGTAAGTCCCCATTTTTAAAGGGTTTATGTGTTGTCTATTTGTGCCTTTTGAATACGGCCGGAGAAGTCCACGCTACATACTTTCCATTCAGTACAGTTATCCAACATGGTTTGTCCTGCGTCTCTATGTCCATTTCCTGTACCTTTTAATCCTCCAAAGGGGAGATGCACCTCTGCACCAATACAGGAAGCATTAACATAAACAAGACCAGTCTCTATTTCTTGAAATGCTCTCATAGCAAAATTAATATCACTAGTATAAACAGCTGCTGAAAGTCCATAAGCAGTATTATTAATTTGCCAGATTGCTTCATTTGAATTTGTAAAAGTATTCAAGGCAACTACTGGCCCGAATATTTCTTCTTGCATAAGTGGATCACTAATATCAACATCATCAAAAATTGTAGGTTCAAAAAAGTAACCATAAGTATCTTTTGTAGGTTCTTGAATAGTATTTCCACCACAAAGAATTGTTACACCACGTTCTTTAGCTTCATCAACATACTTAGATACTTTAGCTACTGATTTGGAATTTATCAAAGGACCCATATTAACTGTTTCGTCTAATCCATCACCGATAAATAACGATTTTGTTTTTTCTAATAATTTATTAGTAAATTCTTCTTTAACATTTTCATGTACAAATACTCTGGAACAAGCAGTACATCTTTGACCCGTAGTACCAAATGCTCCAAATGCAACTCCTTCAACTGCAAGATCGAGGTCTGCATCTTGATCTACAATGATACCATTCTTACCACCCATCTCAAGTGAATATTGTTTACCAAGTTCTGCACAAGCAGTCGCAATAATTTTACCAGTTGCTGTTGAACCAGTAAACGATAACATTTTAACATCTGGATGTTGTGCTAACGGCAATCCAGCCGTTGGGCCATAACCAGTTACAACATTAAATACACCAGATGGTAGTCCAGCTTCAATAAAAATTTCTGCCAACTTAATAACAGACCACGGAGTATCTTCTGCTGGTTTCATAACCATTGTGTTACCAGCAACCAATGCTGGAAACGCTTTCCATGCAGGAATTGCTATTGGAAAATTCCAAGGTGTTATTGCACCAATAACTCCCATTGGTTGTCGAATAGTCATCACCATCTTATCTTTCAATTCAGATGGATTGGTTTCACCTGCTAATCGTCTACCTTCACCAGCTGCATAATATGCCATGTCAATTGCTTCTTGAACATCTCCTCTAGTTTCGGCAATAATCTTACCCATCTCTTGAGTCATGCCCTTTGCAATACATTCTTTATCACGTTCCATTATCTGTGCAGCTTTAAAAAGAATCTCAGCACGTTTTGGTGCAGGTATGTTCTTCCACAACTTGAAGGCATCTTTAGCATGCTCAACTGCACGATCAATATCAAGCCGTACAGAATCTTGAAACTCACCAATGTCTTGACCGGTGTGTGCTGGATTATAAGATTTAAAAGTTCTACCAGAAACAGACTCCAACCACACACCACCAATAAAATTCTTATAAATCATATCATTCCTCCTTCTTCACAATTATAAAATTAAACTCCTCTGGTAATCGCTACAATTTTATTAATTTGTTTCTGAATAATATCTGTTCTTCCTGGCCATTTAATATATTCATTCTCAGGATTTTTCATCAAATTATGTAACAAAGGTAAAATCAACTTTTCAACTTTCTTCATTTGACCTTTGTAAATATCTTCCAACTCAGCTTTCCGTTTCTCAAATAAGATTTGATAACTAGAATCATCTTCTCGCAACTTAAGCAACTTATCCATCTTTGCTTCCAACGCACCTGATTCATGTCCAACAGCTTTTGCTACTTTCTCCTGTACTGCTGTTTCAAACTCCTGTACTTCATCTTCGTCAACAGTCGTAAAACCAAAATCATAATTCATATCTATATCTTCTATACTGCTTAGATCAAAATCTTCTGCCATTGTACCTCTCCTTTTAAAATGGTTGATGCTTCATACCAGTTATATGTGGATTTTCTTTCATAATATTTATTAATTTTGTCAACCACTCATCTGCATCTTTAGCTGGTTTCTTGAATACTTGAACATCAAAAGTTTCAGTACAAGCAACCAAGATAACTATTTGTTTTATTTCTACACCTGTCATTTCTTCAAACATCAACTTATAAGCAAATGTTTGCATAAAATAATCATCAATCCATTCTTCTTTTTTTGGTTTGCGTGATGTTTTAAAATCTATAATGGATAATTGACCATTATATTCTGCTATACAATCAGTAGTTCCTGCAATACGCAATAAATCAGAAAACAATGGAATTTCAAGTCCGACTATATTATTTATATTACCAAGCAGGAAGCGTAAACGATTAAATGTATCTATTATCTTCTTTTCTTCTTTATCCAACTTAACTGTATAATTAGATAAATAAAACTCTGCCAGTTGATGTACGGCTGTACCAATTCTTGCCGCTTCTTTAGAAATACGTTTGGCCTCTTTCTCACCAACTTTTTCTTTCCATGCTTGCAGACCTAGATTTTCTTGTTGTGCTAATATTGATGTAATACTAGGATAGGAGTTACCATCAGGAGTTACATAATATCTCTTACCATCTTTTTCTACTCTTTCTGGTATTTCAAAATCACCAATATCATTTCTATGGATAAATTTCTTCATTTTAATTCACTTATATTAATTAAAGTAACCCTTTACTAATCCTAATTTATGAAGTAACCATATAGACATCCATGTTAGATCAACTTCAAACCATTTTAAACCATGTTTTACTTTCTTTGGACTATAATGATGATTGTTATGCCATCCTTCTCCAAAACTCAGTATTGCAGCCCACCAACAATTAGTGGACAAATCATTTTTAATATTGTAATTCTTATATCCCCACATATGACAAGCACTATTGACTAACCATGTTACATGATACACAAGAACTAATCTTACAAAGATTCCCCAAACAACCCAAGAAATACCACCAAGTAAATAAAATACAATTCCCAAAGCTACTTGAATATGAATGTAATACTTATCTAAGAATTGGTAAAACTTATCTTTATTAATATCCCTTGTATATTGTTCTATGGTCTTATCGTTATCACTATCCTGTGTATATAACATCCATCCTATATGCGACCACCAAAATCCACGATTAGCATTGTGTGGATCATTTTCTGTATCTGAAAATTGATGATGTTGTCTATGATGTCCTACCCATTTGATAGGACCGTTTTGACAAGCAAGAGTACCACAAAACACAACAAAATAAGCTAACCATTTTGGTATTATCAAACTCTTATGAGTTAAATATCTATGATAACCAAAACAAATACCAATAGAAGCAGTCAACCAATACATCACTAGCATTAGTGTTACTGCACTCCAACAAAATATCTCTGGTATCAAGGCCAATAAAGCACCGAGATGTAAAAAAATAAACCATGATATAATTGGTTTTGAAATTACTTCACTATTCATTTATAGATTCACGTTCTTTCTATTAATCCTACATATTCTTTATTAATACGAACACATTGTTCGTTTTTAGTCTTAACTTCTTCACAATGATATTCATTCAAAAATAAAGCTTTAATATCAAGATAACCCTTGTATGGAACATCAACATAAGCTTTTCCACCCGATAACATCAATACAACTATAATCGTTTTAAAAAACATTACAAATTTGCGTTCTTTCTGTTTGGGTTACGAAATAGTGTTGCCATTATTCCTCCTCAGTTCAATTTGTTGTTCATAAGTTAGTCCTCCGAATGGATGCTCTCCACCAAATCGAGGTACATCATATGCGTTTGTCGGTACTACTTCTATTTCAGGATCTACAGCTTGTCTCAATGCTCGTTCTATACCTCTCAATGTACCACCTGCACTAGATGGACAACTACCACAAGCTCCTTGAAATGATATTACAACTTTATTTCCTTCTACCAAGTTAAGTTCTATGTTCCCACCATCAGACACTAAATAAGGTCTAATAGTTTCATCTATACACTTCTCAACAGCTTCATACTTTTCTATATCATTCATCATCATAAGTCTTAATGTCATTCCATGCAAAGATTATGGCGAATACCATAAACCCAAGACACATTATTGCAAAAATTATTTCAATCATTTTGTTTTAGTCATGGCTGCAAGTGGATTCTCCAATGCCTTCATAATCTTCTTATCTATCTTCGTTTCTAATGCTTCTATCTGACTATCCACTTTGGTTAATTTATCATCCCATCTTTTACTAGTATCTGCTATTAAATCCCTTACTTCCTTCTCTGCATTTCTCATGGCTTGTCTAGTCTCTAGTCCATCTGCACGGGATCTCTTATCTATTGCAGCTATTTGATCTGATTGTTCTCCTATCTCACCTTTCAAATCGGTTCTCATATCTCTTGCTGTTCCTTGTGCGTCTGCTACTAGTTCTTTCATAGCTGACATATCTTTCTTCATAACATCCAATCTCTTATCGAATCCAGACAAGTCTGGAGCAACATAAGATTGAATCTTTGCTTCCATATTTTCGTATCGTTTCACTAGTTCAAAAAATCCCCATAGTCCTCCACCAATCGTTCCTATCAATGATATGATAATGAATAGTTTACCACCTGATGCTTTGATTCCTCCGTATTCTACTTCCACACGATTTCTCCTTATTTGTATTGAGACATTATCATTTCTTCCATCATTTGATCTGAACCAAGATTGTATATTCCACCTAACGGATCAGGCAGTTGATCTGATTCATATGAAACAGTCGTATCATAAAATGCAACATCTGG